ACCACAAGCACAAGGAGTTCCTGCACAAACTGCACAAGAAATTCCTGCACAACAAGAACAACCACAACAGATTCAAGCTCAAGGACAACAAGGTCAAGGGCAACAAGGTCAAGGGCAACAAGGTCAAGGGCAACAAGGTCAAGGGCAACAAGGTCAAGGACAACAAATTCAAGTTGGACAACAAGTACAACAACAGCAACAAGCTGAAATATAAAAAAAATTAATTTTATGTCTCTTAAAAAATTTAGTCAATTTGTAGATAATAATAAAAAAATAGAATCTGTTTCAGAAAAAACTGAAATAGATTCTATTAATCATAATTTATCAAATGAAATAAATAAATCTGATAAAGTATCTTATAAATATACTATACATGAAAATGTTATAGTGTTTGTAGATGATTTTAAACCATCAGAATCATTTAAAATACTAAATGAGAGGGAAGATATTAAATCAAAATATGTTATTACTAAACAACCAAAAAATACAATATCTATTTTTAAACTCAATCCAAAAGAAGGTGTAAAACTATTAGAATTTTGTTCAGCACTTATGGAACATTATAAAAAATCTTTTAATCATAATATTAAGTTAAGTGGATCATCTGAAGTATTATTAATAAATAATATTGAAAATGGAAAATTATTAGAAAAAATAAAAACAGATTTAATTAATTTATTAAAAGATAAATAATTATCTATTTTTCATTTTATTTTTAACATCATCAACATCAAAATCCTCTATCATCTTATTTAATTTTTTAGGATCACCTATAATATTTAAAGATTCTTCTGATTCGTCAAATTCATCACCAGGATTTATACTATTTAATTCTCCTTTTAATTCAGAATAAAATTTTTTCATTTTTACATTTAATAATTCATGTACTGCTTTTATCGTTTCCCTCATTTCTCTTTGTGCTTCAAAAACAGACTTATATAATTCTGCATTTTTTGTACCCATTTCAATTTGATTCATTAATAAATTTAATGCTCTTTTTGATACAAAAATACTATAATTCAATTCTGCTATTTTTATTGAATCATCTCTTATTATTAAATTTATATTTTTATTCTTCATAACTTCATCATCCAAATATAAATTAGCCAAACAATTTAATGTTTCTTTTGCATCTATTTTAATACTTTCTAATTCACTTTCATAATCGAATGTTTGTATTTGATTAATATTTAAATCTGGCAATAAATCATCATCAGGTAGCAATGAATCTGGATGATCCATCATTCCTAATGTATCATTTAATCTAGATTGCAATAACTCAATATTATTTTTTATTTCATCTTCATTTGCCATATAAACGTATTATTTTTAATTATATATTAAATTTACTTGTTTCATATTTTATATATAGTTAAAAAGCAATTATAATAATTATGTTTAAAAAATTTAGTCAAGAATATTCACACTACTTATATGAAAGTTTATCTTCACAATTATCTGAAAAATTGTCAAAAGATTATTCAGAATTAAAAAATAAAGCACTTGAATTAATTGAAAAAAATATGGATGTTTCTAATTTTGTAGAACAAAACACAAATATTATTAATTTAGTTAAAACATTTATCCAAGATTATATAAATGAACCAGAAAAAAATCCTTTAACTGGGTTTATTCAAGATAGAGAAATATTTGAAATTTATGAAAAAGGTGGTCCACTTCAAACTGATATTGATTTAATATGCAATAATAATAATTTTTTTGATAAAAAACCCAATGTTATTAGTCTATATAAATATGTGGTGGAAGGATGCAAATTTGCTATGTTAAAAATTATGGAAAATATTCTTAAAGAATTATCTTAATTACTGTGGTATATTTTCAATATTTTATTAAAACTATCTAAAATTATTTCTGAATTTTCTAATTTTGAAATTTCATTTATAATATTTTTTTCAATATCATCATCTATATCTATATCAACATTTTCATCACTATCATTTGAAAAATAATCTATACTATTATATTCAAACTTATCTAAATAAACATCCATCTTATTGTGATTTATATCATAAAGTTCTTTATTTATTTTCAATTCTATATTATCATTAAACATTTCTTCAGATAATTTCTCAATATCTTCAATTGTATTGATTGTTTTTGTTATATATTTTTTTGAAAAATTATTTGGTATAAAACTAACTTCATTACTATCTAAATCAACTTCTAAAAATCCAACTTTCTTACCTTCATCTTCTTTAGATAATTGATATAATAAGCCGACATTTTTATCACTATGTTCATTATAGTAACCATTTATACCAAATGGATAATATTCTTTATTATTATAAAGAACAATGTCTTTTTCTTGTTTAATTTTTTTATTTGTATTGGGAATTACTTGGTAATTATCATATATCTTATTTGTTGTAATGATTTCTACATTTTCTAAATTAGACATAACATATAATGAATTGTTATTGTTATTATTCAAACTATCTTTTTCACTAACTATAAATTTTATATTTAAATATTTTTTTAATTCATCAAATATAAAATAAAATTGGTTCAATCTCTGTATGTTTATAGATTTTGAATTAAAAAATCCACCCATATGAATTAATACATCATTTGGATTTGAATTTTCTTTAATATAAGGTATGAAACTATTTTTAAAATAATAAAAAAAAGAGTTTGTATTCTTATGTCCAAAATTTGTATTTGATATTAAAAATAGTTTCATTTTTTTCATTTTTTTTCTTTTTCATATCCAATTTACTCGAATAAATATCATTAATTTTTTCTTCTAATTTTCTAAATTTATTTTCAAATTCTTCTGGATTTTCGACACAATTCGGATTTAACAATTCTATCTTTGTTTCTTGATTTTTCACAAATAAATATATTTTATCCATTTCATTTAAATTATCAAACATATTTTTTATCTTAATAAGATGTTCTTCTGATTGTACTCTACTTAATCCATCACAATTAATATAAAACACTAAAATTGGTTTGTACTCTTTCATTTCATTTCATTTTTTTTTACTGATCATAATATTCTTCATCATTAGTATCATCATAACAAGTTAATTCATCTAATTTTTTCCTTAAATTTAATAAATATCTTTTTTCATGTTGAATCCATTTCTCAACCATTAAATATAAATATCTTAAATCTTTTATAGGTCTTTTATAATTTTTATAATATGATTTATATTCTAATATTCTACAATGTCCTATAATTTCTTCAATAGATTCAGCAAATGTCATATTATTGAAATCTATAGGATGCTTTATTAGTTTTCTTTTTAATAAAACTTCATTTATTTCCTTATGTATTTCATAAATTTCTAAATATTTCATTGTTTATATTATTTTAAACTTCAAAATACAGACCATATCCAGTATTGTATATATCAGTTAATTCTTTTTTGAATCCATTTTCACCAACTATAACCTTTAATAAAAATTCATAAATATTATTCTTTTTTTCTAATTTAGTTCCACCTATGCAGAATTTATTATTTATAACTTTATCTTTAACTAAATCTAATAAAATAAAACGTATTCTATTTAGTATTTCTACCATTTCATTTCTATCCAATAATCTTTCATAGTTATCTTCATCATCTAAATTATTACTATAATCTGAAAATACAATATGATTTATAAATTCTTTACCCGTTATTTTTAAATTCTTACTTAACCTATCTACTTTATTTTCAGATATAAAATTTTTATAATGATCATATTTAACATATAGATAATTCATATCATTTCAATTCTTCTACTATTTCAAATTTTTTATCAAATTCTTCTTTAAGAATCCATTGGGTGTCAAAATTGAAAAATGAAGATGTTTCACCTTTTGAAATCCTATAACATTTTTCACTTTCTTCTAAAATCTCAATTTTATTAATATCTGAAATCATTCCACCAAATAGATCTATTGGTTTAGATTTATTTATAACTAAAAATTTCTTTCCTACCATAATTCCACTCCTTCTGGTAAATTAAGTTCCAATTTTTTATTGTCATCTAATGTTATAGTCATATCATCAACATATTGTTGTGGATTTATAAATAAATCCATTTTATGAATACTACCTAACCAATATGAAAAACTATTTACATCATATTTATTAACAATAGATTTATAAGGTACAAAACTTTCAGATTCAGCCAAAAATGTACCAATCTGTACATTACATACAATTTTGTTTGTGTTTTTTGATAAGAAATCAATCAATTCTTTTCTCGATTCGTCTGTTTTTTCATCAATTTTAAATTCTAATTTTTCCATAATTATTTATTTTTTTTAAGATTACTAACTTCATTTATATCTAATTTTAGAATATTATTAAAAATCCATTCAATATCAAATAATTTAACATCTAACATTTTTATTGCTAATGTAAGTCTTTTTTCCATTAAATCTAATTCTTCATATTCTGATTCTAAATCATCTTTTGAATAAAAGTTAGTCAAAATTTGTGTTTTATATAAAACTCTTTTTTTACTTTCATCATTTGGATATTGAATCCAAACTTCAGTTCCATCAACATCATATCCAAGTACAATACTATCTGGATCAATTTCTTTATAACCTACGATTTTTTCATCATCATAAATTATTTCTACAGCTATTTTTTTTTTCATAATTATATTATTTTTTTTTATTTTATTAAGATCCACATTTAGAATATCCACAATTTGAACACGTAAGACAACCATCTTGAAAAATAAGACTATCTTCACCACATTCTGGACAAATATTCTTTCCTTCACCCAATTCCAACCCATCTTTTATATAACTTTTTAACATTCTTTTTACACCCGCTTTCCAAGTACCAACAAATTCACCATCAATTTGTAAACTATCTATTAAGTTTATTACATGTGGAATTGGCATACCATGTCTCAATACAGCAGACACCATCTTAGCAGTATCCCAATATTCCTTTTTAAATGCTCTACTCAATCCTCTAATTTCTTGTGGGTAGCCATCTTTATCTTTAAATAAGAAGTCATATCTCTTATTATCCACTTCTACTCCATCTTCATCCTTTTCCTTCCACTTTACTTTTTTAATAATTCCTTTTTCAACATAAGATGGAACAGTAAAAGATTCTTGTAAACCAGTAAATATTTCATATGGTTGACCATCCAGTAATCCAATAAATCCTATCCATTTTTCACCCTTGTTTACAAATCTTAATATATCACATTCAAGTTTTTTTGGTCTTCTTGGTGCTTGAGTTTCTTTAATTATATTATTTATTGTTTGTGTTTCATTTTTCTTTTTGTCTTTATCATCATTAGATATCAAAACACCAGAACGAGAACCATCCCTATAAATAGTAATACCTTTACAGCCTACTTCATGTGCTTTTTTATACAATTTATCAACAGTTTCAATTGTAGTATCTGCTGGTAAATTGACGGTCTTACTTATCGAATGATCCACAAATTTTTGCACACCACCTTGTAACTCCACACTTTCCAACCAATCAACATCATTAGCACATGCACCATAATATGGAGATTTTTCAAATGCTTTTTGTAATTCTTCATCTGATGAAAATTTATCTATTTTGACATCATTTATCTTAGCCCAATCTAAAAATTTTGGATGAAACACCACATATTCTTGCCAATGATCTCCAACATCATCAATAAAATCTACCCTTGAATCCTTATCATTTGGATTAATTTTTCTTCTCCTTTTGTAATAAGGTAGAAATAATGGTTCTATACCAGATGTTGTTTGTGTCATTAACGAAACTGTATTATGTGATATAATTCCACCAGATAATTCGTAATAGTGATCGTTTTCAACTTCAATATCCATAGTTTCCTTTCTTCCACTTTCAATATTAATTATTTCTACTTCATTATAATCTAAATTTTCAATATTTATTTTTTTCATAAATTTTATTTATTTTTTGTATTACTTCTTTTATAGTTTTTTCTTTATTTTGTTTATAATCATCTTCCCAAATTATTATTACTTGTGTATTGAATTTTTCTTTTATCTTATCTAATCTCTTATTATCATGTGTCCAGGTTTCTTTTACAAAATCTTGATTTATATCATATTTTTTAGGATTTTTATGCCAAAAATCACCATAAAATTCAATAACCAAATTTATATCTTTAATATAGAGATCTGGTGAAATTATATTAAAATCTTCATCATAAATAAAAAACATATATTCATTATCACCATAATATATTTTATCATATTTTTGTTCTAAATTATTTACAATTTCTTGGCAAAATTCTAAACCAATATTAGAATATCGATTATTTGATTTAAGTCTGTTCTTTATTAAATCTTTATATTTATCAAATCCATATTTTTTAATATATTTTTCTTTACTATTTTTGTTTGATTTTTTCCATTCATCATATTTTTCTTTACCATTTATCTCACCATGCAATTGTATCATCTTTTCTAAAGTAATTGCACACTTTGAACAATTTTCTATATATTTCTTTTTTCCATCTTCTTCACCATATCTTTCAATAAATTTATCAAGCGATGAATTATTCTGATATTCGCTTAACTTTTTTTGTGCTAATTCTTGATCATTATTGCATTTTTCTAACCAATATTCCATTGTTCTTGGTGAAACATTCTTTGTTTTTTTCTCTAACGCATCTAAACATTTTTTTAAAAAAATATCATATTTCTTTTTACCTTCATCTTCACCATAACGCCTAATAAATCCATCTAAATCTTGTCTGGTATTTAATTTCCAATTTTCATATTTCTTCCTACCTTCATCTTCACCATATTTATTTATCATTTTTTGAAGTGATACTCCAGATTTTTTATTTTTTTCTTTTAATTCTTCATATTTTTTTCTACCTTCATCTTCACCATATTTAAGAATATATTTTTCTAATGATGTTCCTCTTATAAATTTATAATATAATTCTGATCCTTCGTCTTCACCATATTTATCTATCAATTCTTTATATTTATTAGGATATGATATTTTTTTTATTTTTTTCATAACTATTGCTCCTTATTTTTATTCTATATATTAAAGAGCAATAGTCAAAAATATCATTATTTTTTCTGAATTATTTTATCACCAATTTTCAATTCTTCAGCTTTCTTCCATATGGCTTCTTTATCATTCAATTTAACAAGAAATTTATGTTCTAAAGTAGATTCTATTGTAGCATCATTTTCTAATGATATTATTTTTGTTTCTGATTCACCATTCCAATATAGTTTGGTTATTTTATTCTTCTTTCCATCTATATTTTCTACATAAATATCTTTATGGACATCTAACCATATGTTTTTCAATCCCCTAAATTTATCTAAATCATATCCATTAACTAAAAATAATTGTGCAAGTGTTATCTCTCCGTTATCTGTTTTTATTTTAGTATCCTCAACTAAACAACCAGCTGGGGCAATTGTAAGTAGTGCAATATTTCTCCTACCATACTTTTCCATATCAACTTTTAATTGTGGATCTAAATCAAACAATCTATTAAGAAATGGATTATTTTTTTCTTTTTCAGAATCATAGATTTTAAATTTTCCTCTTTCTTTTGCTAAATTAACAGATTCTTTAAATGCATTTAATGCTAATGTTTGGTGAACTTTTATTGAAAAATTTGTAGCTTCTTTAGTTCCATATTTTATTCCTAATGCAGCTAACATATCACCTTCACCAGTTACACCAGTACCAGTTCTTCTACCAATCTCACACTTACTTCTAATTCTTTGCCAAAGATTCTTTTCATAGAATTTAGTGTCTTCAGATTCTGGATCAGATTCTATTTTATTTAAAATCTTATCTATTTGTTCTAACTCAATATCTACAATATCATCCATATATCTCTGAGCAGTTCTAACATATTTAGAAAATTTATCGAAATTAAATTTAGCATCTTTTGTAAAAGGATTTTCGACATAACTATACAAATTCAATAGGAGCAAACGGCACGAATCCGCATCACATAATACGATTTCTCCACAATTAAGCTGATTTACATTCACATATTTCTTTTTTCCATTCTTAGTTAGTTCTTCAAATCCAGTAAAATAGTTATGAAAATCATCAACAGTTCCATTATATACATCTTCATATCCATCTTCAATAACTGAAACAACTTTATGATTATAAACTTCAGCACTTTCTGAAACTTCTTTGAAATTTTTAAATCCATGTTTAGTTCTTAATCTACATGATGTATTTAATTCTTTACATTTATCTTCCCATTCAGATAATTTTGGAATTCTATTTAATTCAAATTTTAAATCAGAATATATTTTAACTTGTTCTTCTTTTGTTTTAGTTGCTTTTAATAGATATGCATTATTTACACTATTTGTTCTTTTATCTTTAATATCCTTATTGGTATTTAAATATTTATTTGAACATTCTGAACTACAAAAAGACACTTCTCTTTTAAAATAATTAATTTGAAATGGTTCTCCACATTCTTCACAATATTTAGTTACAAGAACTTCATTATTTGATATTTCTGCATCATAACCATTATCTAAAGCTTTTTTATATGTTTTAACCAATCTTGGATCAACATCAATATTATCATATCCTAATTCTAAAGCAATTTTTTTAGATAAAGTAATCACATTACCCAATTGTCTATATTCAACTAAAACTTGTGGTAAATTATTTTCTTTTGCATATTCTTGCCAATCTTTATATGAAATTCTTCTATCTAATTTTTTTGTTAATACCTTAAAATGTTCAATTATTTCATCATTAGAAATATTAGAATAATTTGGATTACTTTCACCTGGATGTGATGCAAAATTAAATTTCCACTTATCTTCCATTTTATGATATGGATTTTTATTGCCTTCCATCATTAATCCATGATATTTATCATGTTCTTTTTTAGTTAATAATTCTAAGTTATCTAAAGAATTATTCTTACTATTAAAGTCTTTATGATGAATCACATACCCTTTATCTATTTTATTTCCTGTAAATTGTTCATAAATAAATCTATGTTCTGATTTAGGTTTAGAAAACTTTCCATCATTTATCCAAAAATAATCTGAACTTCTTGAATTAGATTTAAAAATATCATCAAAAGATGCTTCCCATTTAGTCATAATATGGAGACTGTCACCCTTTACTAAATCTTTAGCTTCTTTATAAGAACCATCTTTAAGTCTAAATTTATGATTTCCAGTTACTCTAATTGAATGTCCACCTTCGATATTAACTTTATAAATTTTTTGATTAAAATTACTAATTCTTGGGTTTCTCATTGTTCTAATGCACAATTCACCATTGTTATCTAAGGTATAAACAGGAATATCATTTCCTTCTTCTGCTAATTGTTTAATAGAAACATAATTTCTACCATCAGCAACAGAAACCATTGTATCTCCAACCACACATGGATTTGTTCCAATACTTTTAAATCCTTGATCAGCATAACAATCTGGAATAGATTCCTTTTCTATAGTGTCCCAGAAAAGAACACCTGGTTCTGCACTTTTATAATTATTCTCAATCAATTTATCCCATATTTCCTTTGGATCTATTTCTTTTGTTTGTATAGGATTTTCAGACACAATTGGAAATTGTTGAATATATTTTTTTTCATTGTTTAGAGCATCCATAAATGCATCATCAATTTTAACAGAAATATTTGCACCAGTAACTTTTGTTGTATCTAATTTAGCATCTATAAAGGCTTTTGAATCTATTGATTTGACATGGGTTGATAGCATAAGAGCACCCCTTCTCCCACTATTATGAACATAAAAACCATTAGCCCAAAACAAATGAGTATTTTCTAATGTTAAATCATAAACCTCAGAATCTTTTTCATAAAAATCCTTGGAAACTAATTCATCTTGATATAAATTTGATTCATTTTTTAATTCTACTTTATCTTTTTTCAATCTTTCAATAGTATTTAAAGATAAATATTGAGAATTATCTGGAACATAATTAAAATCATTATAATTAGATTTAATAAGTATATCTTTACTTTTATAATTGGATATAAAACAATCTCTTTTTGTTTCTAAAATATTTTCAGAAACTTTACAACTATGTAAAGCAGATTCATAAAATTTAGTTTTACTCGATGCACCAGGTACAGATAAAGTATATAAATCTTTCCAACCCTTATTACTTCTATCTTCTTTAGATATTTTAGATAAAATACCATAGGTTTGTAAAATTAATTTAACATCAGTTAAAAATTCTCTATTAATTGAATGAAATCTATATGATTTCTTTTTCTTTGCATAAGACCCATCAGCATCAAAATATCCAGATATAAATGCCATTTGAACTTTTTTATTTGATTTCTTAATTAATTCTGGAAATTTAATTTTATCACTTTTTTCTTTTGCAATAAAATTATCTATTAAGAAGTCATATAAATATTGTGAGTTTATTCTCAAATTAATCCAATTACCTTTATTATATTTTTCATTTAAATTTTTTCCAAATTGTTCTTTAAATATTTTTTTAAGTTTATTTATTATATTTGGTCTTTTAGAATCACAAGCCAATGATATTTCAGTTGCTATATGGTTTTGTGTTTCATTTGATATTTTTTTATATATTGATCCATCACCATACATATAACCCAATAAATAGGCAATATCATCATTTAAATATTTTGGTAAATTTAATTCTTGTATTCTATTTCCATATTGTTTTTCTTTTTTTATTAAAGGTAATAAATCTATTTTATTATTTAGATTTCCATTTATCATACTCAATTTTTCACCAATTTTAACGTCCTTTATTCTTTTTTCTCCTTTTAAAGTATGAAAAATATGATCTTCGCTACATATTATTTCATTTCCATATTTTGTAGTTACTTTAATAGTATCTTTTGTGTTTTTTAACTTATTAATGACTTTAACCCATCCATTTTCAGTCCAAACTTCCATTCCGATACTTACATCTTTTATTTTAATTAAACCATCTTTTGTTAAAATATTTGTATCATATCTTAAACATTGTGCTACTTCTCTAATGCTATTAGAATATCTTTCCATAAATGGAACTACGCCAGTTGATGTTAATGCAGCATTTTTAACATGAGTTCCACTTGGTCTAATATGTTCCAATGTTGTTCCAACACCAGCTCTCCTTTTACATAATTGAATTATTTCTTGGTCTGTTCTTAAAACTGAACCATAAGAATCTTCTGCATTACCATCACCTTTTTCTTGCGCACCAACTACAAAACAATTAGATATTGAAGATATTTGAAAATCATTACCAATACCTGCCATTGGACTACCTTGTGGTATAATATATTTGAAATCTTTCATTGAATCAAATATTTCATCTTCATTTAATGGATTTGTATATTTACTTTCAATTCTAGCTATTTCTTTTGCAATTCTTCTATGCATATCCTCTGGTGATTTTTCATATAAATTACCTTCTGAATCTTTTAATGCATATTTATTAATCCATACATTTGCTGGTAATTCTTCACCATTAAAATATTTGAGTGTTTCCTTTAATACTTCTTCTCTTGAATATTTCATATTTATCTCGTTATTTTTTATTTTTTATTTTATTATATTTTTTAAACAAAGTTTATATCACCTAAGTTATCTAAATATCCTTTTTGTTTTAATTCCATTATAATTACTGTTGCATACTTTTTTTCTAATAATTTATACATATTGAATATATTATCTGTAAAATAATATGATAATGCAACAAATATTTCACATCTAGTGTATTTATGTTTCAATTTTTTAATTAATAATTCAAAATAATCATTAAAATCTTCCCTTCTAGGTTTTCTTCTATTTTGATTAAAATCTAAATCAGTATCATTTGTTAATATTTCATGGACATCTTGTTCCAAATTAATATCATTTAAATAATCCATATTATTAATAGATTCATACTCATATCTAGAACCAGTTTCTACAGAAACTTCTTCATTAAATATAGTTGATGAATATTCATCCACATCATCTTTTTCTTCTATTTTACCTGCAAACAAAACATCTCTTTCTAAGGAATGTTTTCCTTCAATTTTATGTTTATTTTGCTGATTTATAAATTTGAAATCGAAATCATTATTTGATTCATTATATTTATCATCTTCATCATCTATATCAATATCCAAATCATTATTTGATTCATTATATTCATCATCTATATCAATATCTAAATCAACACATTCCAATTCATCTTTTTCATCATATTCAATATCATCATTTTCATTCTCTTTATCATTCATATGATTTTATTTATTTTTTTATTTAGTTGTACCAATAAATTGATCATTTTCCATCAATAGAAATTTGGTATTAAAATCAAATCTTATTTGTTCATTTGTATATTCACCATCTCTCAATTTTAATACTTTTAAAATATATTTATTTTCCTTTTTCATTGCAGCATTTCTAATAATACCTAAAACGACATCTGATGTTTCTGCTACAGCTTTAGATTCTGGTATATCTTTTAATCCAATATCACTCCCACCCCAAACAGATTTATCTGTTTGTGTTGCAGTTATCATTGCAAGTTCGTGTTTATCTGCAATATATCTCAAACCTTCAGCAAAATGCTTACCTTTTAAAAATAACATATTTCCAATGTCTTGACCTTTTTCCAGACCCATAATATTAATATAATCAACACACACAGCATGTATTTTTATCTTTTTAACTTCTTCTAATTTATGAATAAAATTATCTAATTGGGTTACTGTCATAGAGCTTGTAGGAAATTTTTTAACTATTAATTTACCTGGTGTTTGTTCAAACATACCACCACTACCAGCAGCATATTTCATTTCATTAATTTTATTTTTCATATATGTTTCATCCTTAGATAAATCATTATATTGATCAATAGGTATCTTTAATCTTTGAGATCCCATTCTTTTAATACATTTATGTTCAGCCATTTCTAATGAAACATATAATACATTTTTTCCTTGGTCTGCAATTTTTACACTAATGTTATTTAACCACATAGAATTATGGGATAAAATATCATTGGTATAAAATCTATGATTATCATCTCCAATTTCCATATCATACATATTTTCTTTCTGCTTTGTGTTTTCTATTGAAACAACGACATCTGGACCATCTTTAGTTAAAATAACATTATTTGGCTTCAAGTCTTTCACAAAGACTTCTTCTAAATCTTCATTGAAGACAATATGTGTATCTGCACATTCTAAATAATGTCTTTTTGTTTTTAAGATCCACTTTTCATATTCTATAGTTTTTCCAATTTTTTTAATATCAGACCAACCACTATCAGTTTCAACTTCCCAACCATCTACATTAAGTGTATCAATAAATTTTCTTTCTATATTTTCTGATTTTAACATCTATATTTTTACTTTATTTTTATTTACTTATCCATAATTAGATAATTCTTATTATAATTTTTTAAAGAAAAGTTTTAGAAAAACTTTAATTTTTAAATTAAAGTTATTGATTTTGGATTGAAATGGTTATATGTATAAACACCACTGGATCTTGGATCTTTATATAATTTTAAATTTCCTATATTATTTATATCAATTTCTAAGACAACATATTTAAAATTATTTCCATACATTTTATCTCTGAATTCATTTTGTTCTTTAATTTTGAAAACATCTTTTTTATTTAATGAAAAATAAATTCTATCTAGTCTCCAATCTCCTTTTTTATCATATTTTGGAATTAGTCCATTTTTCTTTATTTTATTTAAGTTTTCTATTTTTGTAACATGATATAAATTATCTGGTTTATATTTTAATTCTTCATCATATTTTGAATCAAAAAATAATTCACATTTATCTTTATTTTTTGATTCCTTTAAGAAAAGATTAACACTTATCCAAGGAAAAGATTTTACCATTTTTTTCGTATTATATATTTTATAATAAGAAATATAATATCCTAAATTATTAAATATATGAAACATATATTCTAACTGATTTTCATTAAGTGTTTCTTCAAATAAAACCTTGAATAATCCATCATTATAATTAAATTCTACATTATACCATATTTTTAAATCTGATAGAGTTCTATCTATAATTGAATCACATTTATTTAGATTATGTGTAGTTATTAAACCATCTTTTATCATAACCACAAAATCACTATATTTTAACATTTCAATCTTTAGTTTTTAAATTCTATATCATCAAATTCAAATAATATATTAGAAAAAATAGGGTAGTTTTTATCATTCAATTTTAAAAATCCAAACTTATAATCACCAACAACATCTTGTTCAATGTTCTTTTGAATTGGGATAAATGATTTAAAATTTTCTACTATTTTACTAAATTCATATGATATATGAATTTCTTGTTTATCTTTAATATTATCTTCTATAAATTTTATTATTTTATCTTCATTCATATTTTAAAAATTTTTTACATTTTTCTATAACTAATTTTGGGTTTTCTTTAAATTCATCTTCCCATATAACTAAAACATCAAATCCATTTTCTTTTGCTAAATTTATCTTATATTCATCCATTTTCCATATATCTTCTGATTTCAAATGTTTTAAATATGGATGTGGATTGTCACATTTTTTAAATATTTTTGGGTTTGCATGATATACATCACCATTAAATTCTATTATCTTTTTCCTACTTATATTTGTATAATCATATTTCTTATTTGTTATATTGTATTCGTAATTTTTTTCACCATAAAAAACATATTCATTATTTTCCAACATTCTAAATAATTCTTGTGATACCTCAGAATATCCTATTTTTAGTTTTCCATTTTTATTTAAACTTTCAATCCATTTTTCTTGCCTATTTATAAAAACTTCCAAACCTTTCTTATAACCATATTTTTCAATGCAGATTTTCCTTGAAAATGTTTCTTGTCTTTCTTTTATTTTTTCTTTTGCTTCTTCTTTATTAAAACCTTTTTTAATCCAATAATCTATTTGTGTTGTATTTACATCTTTATATAATTCTGGTTTATTTCTTCTTTTGTTCCATGTTTTCTTATGTAAATTGTTCAACACATATTCAATATTCAATGTGGATTCTTCTTCGTTAAATCCTCTTTTTAACCAATATTCCTTACATTGATGACTTCTTTCTTTATTAAAATTTGGATTTTCTTTTAGTTTTTTGTTGATTGTTTTTTTATATGATTTTTTTCTATCTTTATTAAGTTTATCTAATCTTTGGACTGCATCTTCTTTTGACAATTCTAACATTTTTATACCATATTCTATAGTATATGTGGCTCTACTTTTTGAAATACAATTTTTAGATTTACATATTTTTTTATATCCTTTAGTATATCCTATTAAGGAACAAACATCACCACAAAAAACACATCTTGGTCTATTTATTTTTGATATAAATTTATCATAATAATCTTCAATAGTAATATCGTTTTTATGTGACATTTTTATATGTTTCTGAATATTGTTTATTCCGTTAAATTCTTTACCACATAGTTTACATTTTATCATATAAATTAATTTTCTATTGATTTAAAAAAATCATAAATATTAATCCGTTTAATTTCGTTATTGTTTTTATTACGAACTGTAATTAAAGTATTTGGTGAAAAACATTTTCCAACATTAGTCTCTCCTATAATGACATTTAATGACTGATAATCCCAACCACCACTCAACACAGTATCCAAACAACTCCAACCAGTATTAATCTTATGTATAACTTCATCTTGTCTATGGACATTTGGATCATCAAAGTCAGAACCTAAATCAGAATCATCATCATCTATTAAATCTATTTCATTAGAAATATTTTTTATTTGATTAACAATTTCTTTAACATTATCATAATCAGTTTCATCAACATTTCTAACTTTTTCAATGGATTTTGTTATATTGTCTCTTAATTTATTAGACAACTTCCATGATTTAAATCTTGGCTCCAACCACCCATCTTCATATTGAGAATTATCTTGTTTAAGTATTAATTTTAATGTATTTGCATCCATTTCTCTAACTTCAGAATGCATTTTAACCATAGCAAAAATTTGTTTTGCTGAAGGTACTACTTTAACTTTACTGACTATATATTCTTCTCTGATTATACTATAAACAAACCTAATATCTTCATTTTTAAAATAATGTGGTTCTACTTTTGTTATTTGATCACTATTATCTAATATATGACGGAAATATACTTTTTCCATCAATACATTCATTTTTTCTGACATTGATTAATCTTTATTATTTTTTAGTTTTTCTTGAACTTCTTTCAGTTCGTCTTCAAGTTCTTCTTCCATTCTTTTGATACTTTTCTGTTGTTCTTCATAACTTGAATATGAAAAATATTTTTCTATTATTGGCTCTAATGCATCTAACACATCATTATTAAATATCTCCGCAGTGTGTAATTCTTTTGTATAAAATGTTTTTCCTAAATGTCTTACATACCATTTAGTTCCACCTGGAATAAAGTTTCCATCTTTATCAGCTTTACCTTTTGCAATTCCAACTTTTTCATAATTTTCTTCTGTACAAAATGCTTCCAAACCTTTATATGGATTAGTTCCTTGATCAAAATTTATATCAAATTTAATTTTCATTGGTTTTGCTAACCTATTCTTTATAGATTTTGCGGTTACTTTAATACCATCTTGTCCAATATCTTGAACATAATCATCCTTACTAAAAGATGTTGGATCTGATGTTTTATCATCCAGTTTTGCAATAGACATCAATACTACTGTTGATGCTGAATATTTAACACCTTCACCACCACTCATAACAGCAGTAGGAAATAAATCCTGTGAATTGTGTGATACTATCCCATTTTCCATTAAATAATGATGTGAATCTTTGATTTGTATATCAAAAACTTTCTGAGATTGTATTTTATTAATAGATTTAATTTTTAATTCTTTAAACATGATTTTATATTATTTTTTTTATTCTTCATCATAGACTTTTATTCTATTTGGTGAAATATTATCAACTAAATAATAACCACCATCATAATTTGGATCTTTATAAATTTTTATATCTAAATTTTTAGTATTTATTTCATATATAATCCATTTATCGTTTATTTTATATTTACTATTATAGAATTTGTTTAACTGATATTCCCTCTTCATACTATTTATTAAGTTATAACATTTATCAACTTTACTACAAACATATATTCTATCTAAATGATTTGATATTTTTGATTTAGATTTTGGTGATATACCATTTTTTATAATATTTTTATTAAATTGTTGAATAGATAAATGATATAATTTATCTGGTAACTTTATTTCAACATCAAATTTGGGTTCAAATATAATAGTTATTTCTTTTACAATATTATAACTTTGTTTCAAAAATTCTTTGTTAAATTTATTAACATATTTTTTATCTTTTAAATTTACCAATTGCATTGTTGAGGGGAACCATCCAAACCTATCAATAAACAAATTACATATATAATCCAATTCAGTACAATAAATATCTTTTGTAGTCTTTATAGGGTTATAAATTAATTTTAATTTATTTTCATCTATCGTTAAATCAAAATTATAATTTAATAATGACAATTCATTAAATACAGATTTATATGTTTTTTCTATATTAATGGTTTTTAATGTTTCATTAATAATAAATTCATAATATGTTTCTATAAAATTATGTTTCATTAATCTACATACTGCTTTTTTTCTTTTTCATAATTTTCATTTAATATTTTTGAAACTTCATCATATGCTAAAATTATATCATCATCTTCTAAATCAATTGCAGCTTTCCAGCAATTTGCATTTTCATCAGATTTCCATTCTTTTTTTACTAAAAATTTATGATTTGGTGTACAAGATATTTTATCACCATTTTCCAATTCTATCTCAAAAACTTCACTATTTTGATACTCAAAAACATCTTCTACTACTTTACTTCCATCTAAAGTTTTTACTACATCACCTTTAATTATATCAGATATATCTATAATTTCTCCATTTGACATTTGTACTTTATTACCTTCAGGCATACACATATAAATATGATTTGTTGCAACCATAGGTATACCAAGATAACCCATATCAGATGTAATTACCCTAAATAAGGATTTCAATCCTTTTGCCCTAGACATATCCACTTTTATTTTTCCATCATGTGCATCTTCTATTTCTTTGTTTGATGCTAATTGACCAATAGAATCTAAAACAATTAACCATTTTCCTATTTCTAATCCTTCTTGTTTCTTTTGTTTTAATGATTCTAAAATTTGAGACAACCCGATTTTTATTTCTTCCACCATATTATTTCTCAAAATTCTAAATCTAGATTCATCAGTGTTTATACCATATCTTTCCATTTCTTCTCTTTCTACTGCATATTCAGTATCAATAAATATGATATTATATCCATCTTTTTGTGCATTTCTTGCAATATTATAGCATATATAACTCTTCCCACAACCAGGAGGACCTGCAAAAATTGTAATTCTATTATCTGCAACTCCACCTTTTCTAATATTCTTAGAAAGAAGTGCATTCATAACATAATTTCCGGTGTCTATAAATGTTTTTTCTTTTTCACTTTCTTCTACTATTATTGTTGTTTTTTTAGATAATGTTGAAAATACATCATCCAAATCAGTCATATTCAATCCAGTTGAACTTTTCTTTTTTGCCATAATTTTAATAATTATTTTTTGTTTTCTTATAAATAATTATATAAAAAGTTTTAATTTTAAGTAATTATATTTTGGACACATAGAAGAATATATATACATTAAAAATTAATTATTCCATATGAATTTTTATATAGTATTCTGTAAAACACGAAAAAAATTTGATAAGTTTATTAAAATTAATCGAATAAGAAATAAAGTCATAGTAGATATAAAAGAAATAAAAAATGAAGAAAACATTATTATAAATAATAAAAATAAAGATTATTTTAATTTAATGATTTATACTAAAATTTCTCATGCTATGCAAAAAGGTAAATCCATATATTATATTCCAGATTTTACAAATAAAGACATTGATGTAAAACAAGTATATTCTGTTAAAAATGTATTTAATGATTTTGACTTTGAATTCAATGCATTAGTATTCTTTAAAGAATTTATTAATGATAATAATATAAAAGATGATATATTTGATAATTTAGATCTTTTTGATAATTCTCAATTAATTGAAGATTATTAATTATTACTTTCCATTCCACTATTAAATATTTAATATATAAATTAAAATAAATTAATTTTATATGGCTAGAGAAATGTTTTTTCTTTTAGAAGCTTCTAGAACCAATCTTTATAAGAATAGGGATGGTTCATATAATAATTCTAGGATTTTACAACAAAGAAGAATAAAAGAAAATAATTATCAAAATGATAGTGAAGAAAATCCATATATGTATATTATAAGAAAGTTAGAAAAACTTCCAGGTACAAGAATTGAACCTAGAGATTTAGCTTATCTTAAAGACTTGGGTAAATATCCTGTAAATCGAATGTTTATACTTAGAAGGTGGGATATGGATAATATACGTGGACCACATGCTGATTTAATGAATGATCCATATTATAAACAAAAAGAACCAATATCAAAAGTAATTGGTTGGGTAGATGAAGATTCTGATTTTTTTAATATACAAATTAGTGAAGGTTGGACTGTCATAAATGATTTATTTCACACATTGGTAGGAAAAATATTAGATGAAGAATTTAAACAAGTAGGTGCAAATATTGCACCTATACCTGGTTGGAGTCAGGGTATGTTAGTTAAATTGTTAACTGGTGTTGATGGTAAAGAATTATCAGCAAATGAAATAGCAAATTACTTTAGAAATCCTAATGTTTTAACTGAAGGTGCGACTAGAAGTGGATGGGAAAAAGATGAAGGTATGTCATTAAAATCCACAACATCAATAGATTTAAAAGTTGTATATGAAGCTAAATATATTTATGATATAGATCCTGTTGATGCGATGCAAAATATTATCAATAATCTTTTATCTATGGGTTCATCACCTGAAACAATATTTGAAATTGGTGCATTTAATGATGCTGCATCCTCACTTTATGCAACATCACCTGAAAATGGTTGGAACACTGTAAAAAATTTAGTTATAGATTTTATAAAAAAAGTAACTAATTATATTATAGGTGAAGTTAATGAAGCTAAAGAAAATGTTTCAAATGAGGTTAATAATAATAGTGATAGTATTACTGATGCAATTTTCAATGAACTTAAAAAAACCATACAAAGTGCATTAAGTTTAATATATGCAACAACTGTTGCTAAATATAGATTTGCATTTAAAGGTGCATATGGTATACACACAGGAAATAATACTACACCTTGGCATTTAACTATTGGTAATCCTTTATCTCCAATACTTAGTATGAATCATATTATAGTAAATAATATTTCTATTAAAGGATTAAAAGAATTAACATATAATGATATACCAGATGTTGTTGAAGCTACAATAAGTGTTTCTTTTGCAAGAAATTTAGGTACAGATAAAATTAGTCAAATGTTTTTTAAAAATTATAGTAGAACATATTCTAATGGTGAGATAATTAAAAATACTTTAAATAATCAGAGAACACAAGCAACAGTAGTAACTGTGTTATGGGATGATGTTAGTGATAATGATAAAAGAGATGCAAATACAGTGGGAAATGATGCATTAAGAATACAAGAAGAAAAAAAGAATGATGAATAATGGAATTATATTCTTTAAATGAAAATAAATTGGGTGATAGATTAGAAAATCAAAATAATTTATATAATATATCTTTACCTAATATGAAAACTTTTGAATTTGATGAAAGTCAACTTGGAATCTATGTTGTTCCAAGAGAACATCATATGAGGTTGGATTTAATATCTCAGAAATTATATGATACTAATAAGTTTGTAGAAGAATTAATGCGATTAAATAATATTAAAAATCCATTTTCTGTTAAGGAAGGTGATATTATAAATTATGTTAAATTAGATAATTTAACTTCCATGTATACATCACAAAGTGAAACTGAATTAAAACCTTTCAATATTTCATTAGATGAAAATATAAATGGTAATATACCTAAACCAAAAACATCTGTATCAAAACCTAGAAATGTAGAACAATTAACTGAAAGAAATAATAAAGTAAAAATAATAAATAATTTTAGAAGATGATTGAAGTAAAAAGAGAAGCTGCAATTAATTTAAAAGAAATAGAAGTTGATTCAACTGGACAACCAGAAGGATATTATTCTAAAGAAATGTCTAAAGGTGTTCCTTTTATAACATATACTAAAAGTCAAGTTAATATTGATTTTAATGATTTAATTTATTTAAAATTGCACAATGATGAATTTCTACCTTGGATTGAATTAAAATTTAAAGATTCTACTAATAAATCATTTGATGAATTATTTCCAGGTGATAATGAAATCATTTCATTATTTATTAAATCACAAACAGAAGATTACTGGCCAATTAGAATGGATTTTAAAATAATAACATTCAATCCTATAAATGATGTGATACAACAAACAAATACTAAAACAAAGAAAAACAAAAAAAGTAATAGAACAACATATAATGTTGTTGGTGTATTGGATATTGATTATTTATATTATAGATTGTTTTTGAGTAATAATGATACATCATATAACACATTAGATAAATTGGCTAAAAATTCTAACTTAGGATTTTGTTCTAATATGTCTAATACTAATGATAATATGACTTGGATTAATCCTGCAAATTCTATAATGAAGCATATAAAAGAAATAACTAAAAATTCATATAAGTCTAATGATAGTTTTTTATTTTCATATATAGATTTTTATTATAATTTAAATTTCATAGATATTGAAACCGAGTTGGGAAAAAATATATCTGATGATGAAATAACTCTAAATGAAGTTGAAACATATATTGATAAATACTATAATAAAACTAGAAAAGTAAGACCAAAATTAACCAATCATCCAGATTATATCTCTATACCTGAATTATATATTGAAAAATATAATATTGATAATTCGACAACAAAAATAAACATTGAACGTGGATATAAATCCAAAACACATTATTATAACTTTACAAAAAATAAATATATATTTAAAGACATAGATAGCATTTCCACACCTGGTAATGATGATCAAATTGTATTAAAAACATCAGATGAAATAAGTAATTTTGCTATTAATTCTGAATATTTAGGTAAACTTGATGAAGATAACCAACATGAAAATTTCTTTGTTGCTAATATACAAAATGATATAAATTTGGAGTTTTTACAGAAAATGAAAATGGTTGTTTTATTAAGAGTTCCTAATTGGGGATTATATAGATTTCAAAAAATTAATGTAGAATTATATAAATTATCTGAAATTGATATGGATGAAAATGCACCACCAGATAATTCAAATAAATTAAATAAAAAATTATCTGGTGAATGGTTAATAACATCTATAAATTATACATATTCTAAGGGAAAAGGAACAACACAATCAATAACATTAGTTAAAAGAGAATTATCTAGTGGCTATGAAAAAAGAAAATATTAATATATGGCAGAAAATAAAAATAGTGTAGATAAAAATAGTGGTGGATCATATAGTGGTTCTAAAGCAGATTCTATATCTAAAGCAATTTCAATAAATGGAAATGTAAGTTCATCTAAAAACTTAGGTGAATCCGATACAACATTTCTAAAGAATACTATCGATAGTAGTAGTTTAAATTCAAATTTAGATTTACCAGATACAAGTAAATTGGTAGGTAAACCTATAACTGATGCAGATATTGATAAAGCTAAAGGATTAAGTACACCTAAAATAGAATCACCTATTCTTGGTTATATTGATGGATATAATATTAAAAAAAATGAAAATATTAGAAATAGTTCTCCTGCGGATTTAAGTGATTCACCATCAATAGTTGGAGACTCATCTGAAAGTGGTGCTAGAAATATTACGGATAGTGATAAAAATATATCACCAGGTCAAAATGTTAATGAAATTGGAATAGGTGATATTGGTACATTACCATCAAATAGTGAACGGAAATTTAGATATGATGAAAATATGGATTTTGAAGATCCAACATATTTAACATTTGATATAATAATGTTTTTGGAACAGAGGGCTTTGTGGGATGATAATATAGGTTATGGTGCATATGCATTTCTAAAAAGAAATGAATCAATTTCTGAGAATTTTAGTAGAAGAGTTAATTATTTAAATGCATTTAGAGAACAAATAAAAGAATTGGTTTTCACAAGTGAAGACAACACAGAAGATTTATTTGATAAAAAACGTCCATATTATATCGAAAATATTTCTGGTTTAGATAAATTAAAACAGCCGATTGCTAAAGATGATTCAAATGAAATTACAATAAAATTAAGTGAAGATTTGAAAATGTCATCTGAATATTTAGCAGAATTATATAATAATCTTAGTTATGATTATTTATATAAAAGAAAAGCTATACCAGATAATTGTCTGAGATTTGATATGGCAATTGTTATATCAGATGTTAGAAAATTTAAAGTGTCTCCAGATGTTATAAATCAAAATAGATCATCATCTGATGTAAAAAGAGAATTTGAACTAAATCCAGATGAATTTAATGATGAATTTGGTTCTAATGGATTTACATTCAATGGTGCAACAAAGAGTAAGTTAAATAATGGTGAAACTAAAAATCAACTATTAGAAATAATAAATCCATATGTTTCTAGACAGATTTATATATTAAGGGATTGTAATTTTGATTTTTCTGAATCTTATAATGTGGGAAGTGAATTGTCTCAAGGTGGTTTTAGTGGAGGTGGTTCAAATATATCAGATGGATTGACATTTAAAATAAAATATAAATCAACTGAAAGAACTATGTATGCAGATCTATTTAGATTAACTAAAAATGGAAAAGGAACTAGATGGGGACTACCTACACATGATTTAAAATTCACTACAGATAATGGTGATAGAGGTGAAACATATTATAGAGATAAACATCAAAAAATATCTTATATTGATAACACTTATGTAAAATCATACACAAACAAACCTGAAAAAAATAGGAGTGATGATGACAGTAAAAGCAATACTTCACAGGGTTCTAATTTTTTTAAAGATAGATTTAACAGTTTAACAGACAGTTTAGTTGATACTACACTGGATATTAGTGAAAAATATTTAAAACAAGTATCAGAAAAAGTTAGAGGTTATAGGGGTGCTTTATTAAATACATTAGACCAAGAAATTAGCAATTTCACACAATTGGATCAATTGGGTAATGTGTATGATGAAGATTTTGGTGAAGTTACATTAACCAATTTTGTAAAGGAATTGGGTGGTGCATATATAGATACTATAACATCGGAAGTTCAAGGTACTATAAATGATACATTTAATAATTTAGGTGGGGGATTAATTTAATGAATTTTGATAATAAATTATATATTGGTCTTGTTGAAGACAACATCGATCCAGATAGGAAAGGTAGATGTAAAGTTAGAATTCAAGGAATTTTTGATGATATTCCATTAAATGATATTCCTTGGGCAGAACCATATAAATATTTAGCTGGTAAATCATTTGAATTACCAGCAGTTGGTAAAATAGTTAATATAATATTTCAGAATAATAATATTTATTCTCCTTTATATTTATTTTCTCAAAATTATAATATAAATCTTAAAGAAGAATTAAATGATATATCTGATGATGAATATCAAGATTTAATTTCTATCCTTTTTGATCATCGTTCACAAATATATACTAATAATACTGATTTGACAATAGATTATAAATATAACAAAGTTACTATTGATAATGATAATATTAATGTTGAGTTATCTAATAATAGTAAAAGGGTTAATATTGGTACTAAAAAATCAACACAACAATTTTTATTGGGTAATAATTGGTATGATTGGGTGGATAAATTTGTTAGGGCTTTGCAAAATGATCCTTCAATGTTAGGAAATGGTACAATAGTTGGACCACCACTTCCAATTGTTAAACCGGATTTAACATTAAATATATTAAAAGATTATTGGTTGAAAAAAGATAGTTTTTTATCCAATAATATAAATGTGGTTGATAATAAAAAAGTTAAGAAATTAGAATAATGGATTTGAATAATAAAATATATGCTGGTATTGTTGAAGATATTAATGATCCAAATAAGAACGGTAGAATAAAAATTAGAGTTCAAGGAATTTTTGAAGAAATTCCATTAGAAGATATTCCTTGGGCAGAACCATATAAATCTTTAGCGGGTAAATCATTTGAATTACCTGCTTTAGGTAAACTAGTAAATGTGGTTTTTCCTAATAATAATTTATATAATCCACATTATATATTTTCACAAAATTATAATATAAATTTACAGGAAGAATTAAATGATATGTCTGATGAAGAATATCAAAATTTTAATGCATTATTATTTGATCATCGTTCACAAATATATGTTAATGATTCTAATTTAACTTTGGATTATAAATATAACAAAATTACTATTGATAATGAATCAATAAATTTAGAAGCCAAAAACAACCAACAAAAAATAAATATTGGTACTAAAAAATCAACTCAACAAGCGGTATTAGGTAATCATTGGTTAGATTGGTTTGATTCTTTAGTGGAAACTTTACAAAAACCCCAAACACTTATGGGTAATTTAGGAGCACCTGTAATAAGACCAGAACTTGATGCTGTTTTAGCAGAATATTGGTTACTTAGAAAAACTTTTATATCTGATCATGTTTACTTAACAGATGATAATAAAATAAAAAAAATAGAATAATGTCTAAAAGAAAAAATAAAGCTAAAGTTGATGATGTTTATTTAGAAATAGATGATAATGGTGTTATTGGAAATCCTTCAAATCATCCAACTAAAGTTTCACCACAAGCAAAAGATAATATAAATAAACAAAATGAAAAAGCCAAAGAAGATGTTAAATCTTCTATACCTAAAGAAACTGTTATAGATACCACTATACCAGATTACAACACTATCGGAGATTCTGATTCTAATGATGAAGGTATTTTTATAAAAAAAGAAAACATTTATACTGGTGATAGAACTAATTCAACTTATCAAGAGTATATTAAAGAACAAGAAAAAATAGACAATAATATTGATTTAGAAATTGAATCTTTGGAGAATGGCACAGAAATAGAAGAGTCTGACATTTTAGAACAAAATCAATACTATATCAAATCAGAAAAAACATACAATTCTTCTTATGGTCCATATATTGATAATTTAGAATTATCTGGTGATATAAATAAGTCTAAATTTAGTAATAAAAAAGGCGATATTAATGTTGAAGTTTATAATGGTGAAGGCGAACTATTAGGATATAGACCATTGGTTAGAAACAATCCTTATGGGATACCTATAATTCAAGATTTTTATGCTGCAGTAGCAAGATTATCAACTGGTGCAGAATTAGAAGGTGTTGATTTAACTTTTTTTAGAGGTTATCAATCTATCAATAACCAAACAAGTATTAGAAGACAATATGCACCAGAAAATAAAAAAACAGATGATGAATGGTTAAAATCAGCAGAACCTAATGCTGGATTTAAAAATTTTAATGGTGATGATATAAAAGTAAATAAACCTGGTTATGGTTATCATATATTCGGCACAGCTTTTGATATAGATACAATAAATAATGAAGTGTATAAATGGATGATTAAAAATGCTCATAATTATGGTTTTTATAGAACCATAGAATCTGAAATTTGGCATTGGGAATATAAACCTTGGCTGTATAGACTTGGTGGTGAACAAAATCCATCACAAAATAAATCTGATGCTTGGACAACATGGAAAAATCTTTATAAGCAAGTTTCTAATGAAAATGATCCTATCGGTCCTAAATTTATTCCAAAAGAACATAATTCTTGGTTAGGTTATCATAAGTTAGCAGAAATAAAAATGATTGATAATTCTATACCATCATTTATTTCTTCTGGTAATACCGGAGAAACTATAATATTTGCAGATTTGGTTGAACAAACAC